ACCAGCTGGCGCCAGCAGCACGGGCACGCGCGGGTCAGGACTGGGGCGCTCACCGCGGGCGCCGCTCCGGGACCGCCAGGAGGTAGGCGCAGGGGTCGCCGCTCCGGAGCGCCCACACCCGCTCCCCCTGGTCCAGGGAGAGCAGACACGCCAGGCGCCGCGTCTCGTCGATGGAGGCGCGGGCGATGATCGCCAGGTCCCGGTGCTCCGCGCTGATGGTGCCCACCGCCACGTCCCGGCCGTGGCTGGTGCGGGACTCGCTCCAGAGCACCAGGGCGCCGACGGCGACGAAGCCGACCAGGAAGAGCCCCATGCCCCAGGCACGGAGGCTCCAGCGGCCGACGCCGAGCCGGATGCCGTTGCCGCCGGAGGAGCCGGCCCCGGTCGAGTCGTCCTGGCTCACGTCGGGTCCACCACCGTGACGGGCGCCGCCGCCGGGTCGGTCGTGACCGCCGCGGTCCAGGCCGTCGTCGCGTCGTCCTCCTTGGTGACCGTCAGCGTGCCGCCGCTCAGGGTCTTCTTGTTGCGGAGGAAGCGGAGGGCGTTCACGGGCGACCGGGCCGCCTCGCCCGTCACGGCGCTGAGGTCGCGCTTCAGGAGGGCGTCGGCCAGCTCGGTCCCCACGTCCGCGGCCACCTTGGCGGCCGTGATCGCGTCGCCGGCCAGCTTCCCGGCCGTCAGCGCCCCATCCTGGATCTTCGCCGCCGTGATCGCATCCGTGGCGATCTTGGCCGCGGTCAGCGACCCGTCGAGGAGCGTCACCAGGAGCCCGCCCGCGTTGGTGATCAGCGCGTCGTACACGGCCGCCGGCAGCACCAGGAAGTCCTGCCACACCGGGAGCGCCCCCGTCTCGTGGACGGCCACGCGGAGCCAGCCGGCCGTGTTGGTGTCGGTCGTGTCCAGCGGGACGCCGTAGTGGCCGTTCTCCATGTGCGTCGCGCCCGCGCTGTTGTTGGTCTGCGCGAACGCCCCGCCGTTCTTCGAGAGCCGGATGTCGGCCTGGCTGAGCGTCAACGCCGTCTCGGCGGTCTTCCCGTCAGTGTCGTCGAGAAATGGGCCGAAGGGGACCGTCCGCGCGGTGCTTTGCTTGAGGAACATGGGGCTAGGCTCCCGCGGCGAGCGTCCGCCGCCGCCGATACGTCGCCTGGAAGACCGGGAGCGTCCCGGCCGCGCCCGCCGCGGGGGCGTGCCGCTGGCCGCGCCAGAGGGGCCCGCGCGGCGCCTGGAGGAGCCCCAGCGCCGCCGGGCCCTCCCGCCAGAGCGGCACGTACTCGCCGGCCGTGAAGGCGCTCTGCCCGCGGACGCGGAACTGCCACAGCGCGAACTGGTGCTTGCCGCTGGTGTTGTCAATCTCGTTGCCGAGCACGGTGGTCCCGGCAGAGGCGTTCTTGAGGGTGGGACTCGACGAGTCCCCCGCGATGGCCAGGGTGAAGGTGTCCAGGGCCGACCAGAGCGTCTTGCTGGCCATGCGTCCGTCTCCTCAGTGCAGCAGCAGCCCCAGCAGGTCCCCGAACGCCGCCGCCGGGTCCTGCTCGACCGCCAGCACGTCGATGGTGCCCTCGTCGAGATGTACCGTCAGCCCGCGCACCTGGCAGGTCACCGCCGCCACCCCGAGGGTGTCCAGGAGGGCCCCGTCCACCGTGATGACATCGCCCCGCTCCAGGTGCCACGCCTCGTGCGCCCCGGTCAGCTGCAGGATCAGCTTCGGGCGCGCCCATTGCTGGAGCCAGTGGCGGGCCACCAGCTCGACGTTGCTGAGGCTCACCACCGACGCGGGCGGGTACGTCGCGGTCCCCGACACCACCTCCTCGGCCAGAATCCACGACAGCCCCAGCTCCCCCGCCCGGATGCCCACCCGCGCCGCGTCGGCGTCGAGCACCCCGGTCCGGTCCTCCCCGTCCACGCGGTAGCCCACCCGGAGGCGGGTCACGAGCTCCGTGGCGGGCGTCCAGTTCCATACGGGGACCCCGAGGGTGTTGCGCGCGTCGAAGGTGTAGGCGCTCGGGCGGTCCTTGCGCACCAGCAGCCGCCAGGTCGTCCCCTCGATGAAGAGGTCGGACTGGCAGTTGAGCCCCGCCGTCTCCCGGAGCTGCGAGAACGGCTGGGGGTAGACGAGCATCCCCCACCGGCCGTTCACGGACGCGTAGGCGGCGCGGGCCTCGGCCCAGCTCGTGGCGTCGAAGTCCGCCGTCACCCCGCCATACGCTTCGCGGCCGATGAGCTTGAGCGCGTCGGCGGGGTTGTCGAGGAGGAGGTTCGGCGTCCCACTGATGGTGCCGCTGTCGTCGTCCTCCAGGCCCGTCAGGTCCACCTGGACGGTCCCCACCTGGAGCGGGGCGGCCAGGCTCGGCGCCACGGCGGGCGGCGGCAGCGGGGCCCCGGTGCCCGTGTGGTAGCCCAGCAGCACGCGCCCGGCCTGGTTCGCCAGGGGGCGGGCCCAGCCGCCCAGGACCGCCTCGACCGCGTCCGCCAGGCGGTGCAGGAACGCCGGCCCGCGCCGGGTGTGCAGGAGCCGCGGCAGTGGCCAGGGGGCCCGCTCCGGCGCCGCCAGCGGGATCGGCTGCTGGACGTCGCCGGACCCCGTGGGCGGCCGGGGGATGGCGTTGACGGCCGACAGGTTAAACCGCACCGTGGCCACGACCCGACCGTCGTACAGCGCCGCGTCGTTCGGCTCGGCCACGTAGGGGAGGGTGCTGTCTCCCACTGGGATGGCCACCCCGTTGACGTACACCGCGTCGATCGAGGCGTGCCGGTGCAGCCCCGGCGCTTCCGCCACCGCGTAGACGTGCTCATCGACCACGAGGTACACGGTGACCCCGCGGGCGTGGGCGGCGGCGCTGGTGCCCTGGGCCGCGCGGGTCAGGCCCGAGAAGGTGCGCGCGGACGGGTTGCGCGAGGTATAGGTCCACCGCTCGTTCTCGATCTGGAGGACGCCGCTGTCCGGGCACTTGGCCACCACCGCCGACCGGCTCACCGTGATCGTCGCCGGGGTCCCCGCCGAGGCGATGGCCACGGCCAGCGTGTCCGACTCCCCCACCTGGATCGGGATGGCCGTGGCTCGTTTCACCACCCCGAGGGCGTAGGGCAGCACGGCCCGCTCGGCCATCGGGTGCAGCGTACCTTGGCTGCCGGCGCCCAGGAGGATCACGGGAAGGTCACCGTCCCGTCGCGTGTCAGGATGATGTGCGTGGTGTCCCCGCTCTCGTTCCCGCTGTTCTCGATCCGCACCAGGAGGTCGGCGCCGTTGACGCCGAGCGGCACGTCGAAGTCCACGTTCGCGGTGGGCGCGACCCCGGGGGTGAAATGCTGGGACGCCAGGATCGCCCCTGGCGTCGGAGGGTTGGTGGTCCACGTAATCGCCTGGAGGGCCGACAGGCTCCCGGGCAGCGTCGTCGCTCGGGCCACGAGGTCATAACTCGACTCTAGTTGGCCGGCGTTGCGCTTGAGCGGGAGGCGGATGGTCGCCCCCGGATGGGCCGTCGGCCGGCGATGGACGAGCAGCCACGTGGTCCGCGTGGCGTCCGAGAGCTTCTGCCGGGCCTCGCCGTCGTCGGTCCAGGTCAACGAGGTGCCGTCCGGGTCCAGCGGATAATGTAGCCCGGTGATGTCCGCGTAGATGTTGAAGGCGTAGAACTCGATGGAGGGCACCTGGTACCCGGCCACCAGCGTATCGAGCCGCACGTCCAGGTAGCGCTCCTCCCCGACGAGCCGCAGCACGGCCCGCTCGCCGTCCTCGACGGCCACGACGTCGTCCACGCGCAGCTTGCCCCACGTGCGCGCCACGTCGCCCATCGCCGGCACCGCGCCGGTCGGCAGCCCGAACCAGACGCGGACCGTGGCCCGCGCGAGTGCCCAGTCGTAGGTGCCCGTGCCGGCGTTGCTCCCATGCCGGAACAAGTCCGTGAACCGCGCCGCCCCGGCACTCCGCACCGGCCGGGCGTTGGAGAGCGTGATGGCGGCCGTGGCCGGCGCGCCCGACGGCCGGAGGTCCCCGAGAGCGCCGAGACTGAGCGGGCCCCAGGCCAGCACGATCGGGTCCCACCGCTCGGAGGGGAACGGCGAGGGCTCCGTGGAGAGGTGGAGCGTCAGGCTCGACGGCGACGCGCCGAACTGGTCCCGGTAGAGCGTCAGGTCGAGCACGACGTAGGGCCGGGCCCAGCGGCGCTTCCGCGCCAGCGTCTGCGAGGCGGGCAGCGTCGCCGGCACCTACAGCTCCTGCTCGAATGCCAGTGGCAGGCCCCAGCGGAGGACGAGGGCGCGGAAGGGGAGGTCCGCCGTGACCAGTCGGGCCCAGCGGGCGACGCCGTCCTCGTCCAGCAGGAGGAACGGCAGCGCGCCGCCCTGGATCCCCTCGTAGAACGCCAGCCACGCGGTCTGCTCGGCGGTCGTCAGGTCGTTGATGCTGTACGTCTGGACCCAGCGCCGGGGCCCGCGGACGACGCTCCACCGCTGGCCCGAGAGCGCCTCGTGCGTCACGTGGTTCGGCCGGCGGCCCCGCGTGAACTCCTGGTCGCTCGGCCCCATCGAGAGGCTGAACGCCTGCGACAGCAGCCACTCCGGCACCTGCGGCGCCGCGCCCGCCCCGGTGATCGTCAGCCGCCAGTAGCGGGCCACCAGGGAGGCGATCGTCCGGGCGAGCGTGTCCGTGCTGCTAGGCGTGAGGCTGTCCCGGACGGTCCAGGCGCTGTTATCCGGCGAGGACTCCAAGCTCAGGCTGGCCCCGGTGAGGTTGTGGGTGCTCAGCGGCGTCGAGGCGATTCCCCACCCGCTCACCGCCTGGGTCCCACTCGCCCCCTGGTCGACGTGGAGGATGCGGGTCCCGGAGGCCGAGGTGTCCTTGTAGGGCGCGCTGGCGTCGCGGTCGAAGAGGTTCGTCTTGGGGTAGCCGGCGTCCTCTCCGGTGACCGTGAGCGTGACCCCGGGCGTCTCCAGGAGGTTGACCCCGAGGAGGATCGGGCGGGCCATCTAGCTCCCCGCCCCGCCGGTGCGGTAGTAGTCCCCGAGGGCGGAGGCGATGATCCCCACGGTCGCCCCGCTGGGCGCGGCGGCTTCGCGGACGCGCATCCCGAGCCGGGCCATCCCGTCCGAGAGGGCGGTCACCCCCTGGGTGGTCTCCTCCACCGCACCCGTGAGGGCCGCCAGCCGGGCCGCGAAGGCGTCGACGGTCACCACGCCCCGGGCCTCGCCCGGCCGCAGCCCGGCCCGGCGCTCGGCCTCCTCCAGAATGTCCTGGCGGATGCGGTCCGTCCGGGCCTGCGTCCGGAGCCCCGTGACGAGGGCACTCATGGCCGAGGCCAGGGCCTCGGGGCTGCCCAGCTGGCCGAAGCCCGTCTGGGGCAGCAGGCCGAGGGCCCCGGCCACCAGCTGGTCGAGGGTCGAGCCGAAGCCGCCGGCCCCGGCCGGGCCGCCGACGCGGCCCACGGTCGTGGGGCCGCCGCCCCCAACCCGACGTTCCGCGGCGCTCACGGACGCGAGGGCCGCCCCCGTCTGCTTCCCGGAGACGGCCAGGGCATCAAACGCCGACGCCGACGAGAGCACCCGGGTGGTCATCGTCTCGGCGGCGTCGGCCACCGCCAACATGTCCGCGTCCACGGATTGCCCGGTGAGTTCCCGGGACACGGCCGCCGAGGCCGCCGCGAGTTGCTGTGACGCGCTCGTGGCACGATCCAACGTCGTGATGAGCTGGAGCCCGGCGGACACCACGGCAAACATCGCCTCGGGCATCGTGGCCAGGCTGGAGGCCAGGTCGCGCACGGGCGGGGCCGCCTCAGCCGCGGACTCCCCGACGCGGATCAGCGACGAGGCGGCCTGCCCGGTCGCCTCGGACAGCCCCGCCGGGCCGAACGTCTCCAGAATCTGCTCGCGGATGCGCGCGGTCCCCGAGGAGATGGCCTCCAAGGCCGGGGGCACGGCGGCGGCCAAGCCGGCCGTGACCTTCTGCGTCTTTTCGCGTTCGGCCCGAATGTCCGCTTCTAGTTCGGCGATGATCCGCTTGCGTTTCTCCGCCTCCTGCTGGACGATGGCCGTCCAGGCGCGCTCCTGCGTCTCCCGCGTCGTGAAGGTCTTCCCGACGGCCGCCAGGGCCGCGGTGGTTTCCTGGTCCAGGATCGTCAGCTTCTCGGCCGCCGCGAGCTGCAGGGCCGCCACCGTGTCCCCGGCCGCCTGCCGCTCCGCCGCGGCGCGCTCCAGGATCGACGTGATGGCGCCTTGCTCCAGCTTGGCCAGGGCCTCACGCTCCTTCGCCACCGCCTGCGGGTCCACCCCCGAGGCGCCGCCGAAGAAGCCCCCCGAGGCGCCGCCCCCACTGAGCGGCCCGCTCGGCGCCGCGGGCCCGCGGCCCGCCAGCGCGTTGAACCACTCCGCCAGGTCCGTCTTCCCCTGGCGCGCGGCCGTCCCGGCGGCGGTCAGGTCCTTGATCAACTGCGTGAGCGGGGGCAGCAGCACGCGGCCGATGCCGTGCCCCACGGCGGTCGTCGCGGCGCCGAGCTCGGCCAGCGCGTCCCCAAACTCGTCGGCCGCCCGGGCCGCGTCCCCGCTCACCACCAGGCCGAGCTCCTCGGCCTTGGCGATGACGGCCGGTAAGCCTTGATCGCTGAGATCGGCCAGGAGGGGCAGCAACTCGGCGCCGGCCTTCCCGAACACCTCGAGCGCCGCCGCCGTCCGCTGGGCCGGATCGACAATGCCCGCAATCTGCCGCGCCAACGTCTCGAACTGCTGCTCGGGCGTCTGCCGCCGCAGCTCGGCCAGGTTGACGCCAAGCGCCCGGAAGGTCTCCTGCGCCTCGCCCGTGCTGTGGCCAGCCGCGACCACCGCCCGCTGCATCTGGCCAAAGCCCCGGGCCACGTCGCCCAGCGCCACCCCCGACTGCTCGGCCAGGAGCCGGAAACTCGACAGGGCCTCCACGGAGGCGCCCGTCCGACGGGAGAGGTCGTACAGTTCCCCATCCGCCTTCGCCGCGGCGTTCGCCAGGCTCACGAGGGCACTGGCCATGGCTACCACCGCGCCGCCGGCCGCGCCGGCCACCAGCCCCATCGGCCCCATCCGTGTAATCAGCCCCTGCAGCGCCCGCCCCGCTGTCGGGGACAGCTTCGCGATCGGCTCGATCCCGATTTGCGTGAGCCGCTGGAGCGCGCCCCCCAGGCGCTCGACCCCCTGGCTGGCCAGATCCCGGAACGCCGCGACGATCTCGATGGTGCTGGTGGCCATCAGCCGCGTCCCCGCGCCTGCCGCGCCGCCGCCGCCTCACCGGCCGCGTGGGCCGCCGCCCGCGTCGCCGCGGCGGCCTCGGCCTGCGCCGCCCGCGCCGCCGCCCACTCGGCCGAGTCCGCCACCGTCGCCTCGATCAGGTCCAGCGCGTCCAGATCCTCCGGTCGCTGGTCCTCCAGCCCGCCGGCCACCGGCAGCACGCCGTAGCGGCGCCACCGGGCCCAGAGCGTCAGCCCGGCCTGGACGGCCGGCGCCTGGACCCGGACCATCGGGCAGACCGACGTCGGCGGGAGGTCGTCCGGGAAGCCCTCGGGGAGCGTCACGGGCGCCGTCCGGCTCGGGTCGGCCACGCAGTTCCGCTCGGTCACGACGTGGCGACCACGGGCACGACAGTCCCCGCAGTCCCATTGTTCGTGGGCGGGGAGTCGGCTGAACCAGACGGCGTACTGAAACCCGCGGCGACCTCGGGCGGGAGCGCGGCGCTCGCGGCCACCAGCCGGGTCACCTCGGCAACCAGCTCCTCCAGCAGCTCCGGCGCCACCCGGTCCCGGAGCGCCCACAGCGTCGCCCCGTCCGGGATCGGGGTCCCGTCCGGCGCCTCGACGTGGACCAGCGTGCCGACCACCGCGCGGACGTAGGCCCCGACCATCTCGTCGGTGTCCAGGTCGCCGCCGGCCGCCCGGGCGCGCAGGAGCGCCCGCTGCAGTGCCAGCCGCCCGCCCCAGCGGGCCCGCGGCGGCCACAGGTCGGCCGTCACGGTCTCGCCGGGGTCCGCCCCCGGGGGGCGGTAGCGGATCACGTACACCTCCAGCCCCAACGGCGGGGGCAGCCGCATACAGCCCTCCCTCCTAGTCGAAGACGATGTTGACCGTGTCGCTCCCCGGCGTGGCCGAGGCCAGCGCCTGGAAGGGAATCTCGAACTCGAACGACGGCCCGCCGCCGTCCACCGTCGGCGGGTCCAGGAAGCGCACCCGGTCCAGGTTGATCGTGACCCGCTGTGTCCCCGCCGACCCGGCGATGATGGCCACGTCCTCCACCGTCTCGCGCTTGTAGTTGCTGAGGAGCTGGTGGAGCTGCTGCCGGGAGTAGGCCCGAATCCGGCCCGTCACCTGGAGCGGCCCGGTGCGGACGTACCCGGTCAGGGCCGCCTCCCCGTACTCGTCGAGGCGCGGCTCGAGCTGATTGTCGATGACCACCGTCACGCTCTTGACCCGGTGCGCGGTCCCCGTCAGGCTGACGGAGCCCAGCATCACCGGGAGCACGGCGTCCGGCGTGCTGGCATCGGCCCCGGGGGTGTACGGCTGGACGGTCGCCCCGTTCGAGTGCGACGCGGCCGAGGTCCCGTCCTGGGCGCGCAGCACCGTCAGGGTGTGCGTGCTGTAGTCGATGGCCGTGACGAGCATGGCCTCGGTGTCGATCTTGATCCGAATCTGGTCCCCGGCCGCCGGCCCGAGGACGAAGGGCCGGGAGTTGGTGACGACCAGCGAGGTCACGATGTTGTCGATCCCGCCGTTCAGGGTCGTCACGCCGGCCAACACCGAGGCGCCCCCGAAGCCCTCCAGGGTGACCCGCCCCGACGCCGGTCGGTCGCCGGAGAGCTCGATCGTGCAGCGGTTGGCCTTGCAGCCCCGAAGGCCGTGGAGGAGGTTGTCATCGAGGAGATGCCAGAGCGTGCAGCTCGTCTCCTCGATATCGGCCAGGGGGCTGTAGGTGACGCTCACGCCGCCGTTCACCGTCTCCGTCCCGAACAGGTCCTTGAGCAGCACGGCCAGCTCCGGCACCGTCCCGGCGCTGGCCGACGCCTTGAGGTAGGTGAGGATCGACCAGGCCGAGGGGACCAGCTTCCCCTTGATGAGCTCGGCCACGTCCGGCGTGGCCCGCCGCTCCTCGCTGGGCACGTTCTGCTCGACGGCGAGCGGCAGCGACAGCCCGGCCAGCACCCGGATCGCGTCGGTGGTGACCGGGTGGACGAGGGTCTGAAAGGTGCTCTCGACCTTCGCCCACAGCTTCTCGCCTCGGGTCAGGCCGTAATCGCGCGGCGGCATGGTGTCCCCTCCTCTACCCGGTCTCGGTGATGACGATCTCGAAGGTCCGATCCGGCGGGTGGTGGTCCTTGAGCCCGCCGGCCGTGCGGATGAACCACGCCCAGTAGCGCGCGGGCGTGTCCACGTCGCCCGCCGTGAAGGCGTAGGTGACCTCCGCGGGCGTGGCCGGCGGCCCGGCGCTCCCCCGCGTGACCCAGACGGCCGCCTGGTCGTTGACCTTCACGGCGTCGGTGTCCTGACGGATCATGCGGAAAGCGATGGTGTCCGCGCCGCCCGCCACCAGCGGGGTGCCGTCGGCGTTGTAGAGGAACGCGCGGACCAGCCGGAGCCGGTCACCCTCGCCCCAGGTCCGGGATTGGACTTTCACACCGTCACCAGGGGGACCGGGCGGTCGTGGCTGCCGGGGAGGCGCGCCCCACGGTCGTCGGCGCCCGTGAGGGCCGCGACGCGGTCGCCGCTGCCGTCGAGGACGACCGGGCGGGCCAGGAGGGTGACGACCTCCGGGGGCGCGCCCGAGATCACGACGACGAGGACGGCCGCCAGCGGCATCAGAGCCCCACCCCGAGCAGCAGCAGCCCGCCCACTGGGATCGCCGGTGGCGCCGCTTCCTGGAGCGCCACGTACACCGAGGCGTTGTCGGCGCTCGGCACAGTCGGATCGGAGGCGTTGCTGGTCCCCGTAAAGATGCGGAACTCGCCCCGGACCGCCATGCCCGTCGCCGCCGCGCCCGCGTCTGCCACCGCCTGGGTGAACGCGGTAAAATCGGTGGTCACGGTAATGGCCGTGGTGGAGTCCGACTCCGTCGCAATCGCCCGCGCCCACAGGTGCTGCGCGTTCGGCGTGGTGAGATTGAGCGACCCCGCGTCGGCGCTGTCGTTCGACGCCTCGGTGCCGGCGACCACGCTGACGACGTTGCCGCCCGTGATCGTGAACTCCCACGCCGAGATGGCCTTGCTAGTCCTGTTGCCGCCAGCGAAATTGAGCGTGATGGTCCCACCGCTGTCGATCTGGTTGGTGAGCTTGCTGTGCCAGAGGCAGACGATCGCCCCGTTCGCGGCGCTGGCGGCCTGCGCGTTCATCCACTCCCGGGCCTTGCTCCAGGTGTTCCCGCCCGCGGAGTCGGTCACGGTGTCACACTCGGCCGTGTTCGCGTCGGTGCCGCTGGCGCTGGCCTCGTCGGTGGCGCCGAGCAAGAGGACGACGTTGCCCGCCTCCGCCGTGGCCGACGTGGTACAGGTGACCGCCGCGTTGCTGGTCGTGCTGTTGGCGTTGCAGACGGTCCCGATGCTGGTCCAGGCGGCCTCGGCCAGCCCGGGGGCCAGGAGGAGCGTGAGGGCCAGGAGGCGCGGGCGCATCAGTGGCTCGGCACCGTGCCGGGGGTGCCGTGGGCGGGGGGGCCGCCGACGGGGGCGGTGATGTCTTTGAGAATGAGCTCAATGGCTGGCCGCTGCGTGCTCACGTCGCTCCAGGCTGAGCCGTTCCAGGTCGCCGCGTGGGCTGAGGCGCCCAGGGGGAATGCCGTCAGCTCGTCGACGCTGGCCACCTCCAGCGTGTTGAGCTGGACATTGGAGCCGACCCGCTCAATCCCGACGTAGTACGTCGCGCCGAACGAGAGCGTTACCGGGGTATCGTCCCACCAGACCTCGTGGAAGCGCCGGTCACTGGTCGTGCTCGCACTCTGGTCGCTGTCGAGCGTGACCGCCTGGAGCACGGCGCCGGCGCTATCCCAGAGGCCGACAATCCACGTCTGCCCCGCGGCCGGCGTGGAAGCGTTGAAGCGCACCCCGACCGCCTGCCAGGTGGCCGCCCAGCCGCTCGGGAGTGTCACCTTGAGCGCCACCCGATGGCCGCTCGTGCTGGCCACCAGATTCGTGAAGGCCACCACCGGCACGCCGTAGACGCGCGTGGCGCTTTTGACCGCGTAGCTGGGATCTAAGAGCGTGGGCTTCGCCCATGATCCGGTGGTATCCAGGAGGGGATAGGGGAACGTGGCGCGCTGGTAGATCGAGGCCCCGTTGGCATAGGTGAAGCTCCCGTTGTTGGTGCCGTCCACCGTGCCACTGCTGTAGTCGATGACCACGGCCATCAGCTCGCCACGGGCCGGGGTGTAACTGTTGCTCAGCGCGACCCATTGCCATGTGCTATTCCAGGTGGCGTCAGCGGGCGGGGTGAAGGTCGCCGACGCGGGCGACCCACCCCCCAGCACCGTGCCGGTGGGATTCCCCGAGGCGTCCACGCCTTGCAGGCTGATCCGATAGGTCGGAGGCGTGCCCGTCCTGACCCCGTAGCGAAAGCCCGCGTGTGTGAGCGCCACCGCCTCGGGCGCGTGAAAGACCACCGCCTGCTTGTCCGTCGTCGTGTCGAGGGCCACGGTGCTAAAGGTCGTATTGACGTGCCACCCGACGACGCCAGGCAGATACGCCATGAGGGCATCCGACGCCAGGGCCGGGCCCGGCGCGGCCAGCGCCAGGGCAAGGAGCGCCGCGAGGAGCCGACGCCTCATGCCGCTACTGCACCCGGATGGGCTGCGCGTTGCCGAGGTCCCAGAGCAAGGTCTTGCCCTCGACCAGCGCCTCGTTCGAGCCGTCCGGCTGCCGCGCCAGCCACCAGGCGATCAGCAGCGTCCGCGCCGTTCCCACGCTGGCGTTCAGTTCGTTGACGGCCTCGACCGCCGCGGCCAGCGAGGGGTACTCGATCCCGACGCCGCCTTGGAAGAGGAAGATCACCTGCCCGGTCGGGAGCTGGATCACGTCCTGCATCGTCACGCTCACCTGCGCCGCGGTCGGGAGGGCCAGGAGCAGGACGGCGGCGAGGGTCAGACACAGAAGGCGCAGTCGGCGCATGGTGGATCCTCCTCGGCTCACGGGAAGGTGCCCTTCTTTCTTCATCATGACGCCACTCGCGCCAACCCGGCGAGTAGTCAGGACGCGCTCTCGGCGCCGTAGGTACCGGGCCTTCTCATACTCGCGCGTCTCTTCGGCTGTCTTCATCAGGGAAATTGGCCCTTGACGTATTGCACGTGGCCACCGACGTTGGTGCTCGCGGAGGTCTCCAGGCACAGCGCGTTGCTAATCGCAGCTTTGTGGATGATCGCGCCCGCGCCGCCGTGGCTGATGCCCTGGTTGGCCACCCAGTAGTAAGGGCCGAACATTCCGGTTTCCCCGGTCGCGCACGCGGTCCCCGTCCCATAGACCAGCCGGACGTTTGCCGTGGCGGACACCGAGAGGGAGAAGCCGCAGACGTAGATCGTCTGGTTGGACGTCAGCGCCACCAGCTCGGCGTTGCCATTCAAGCTCGTCTGGTCGATGTTGACGGTGGTCGTGAGGTTCGGGTCGTTGCACATCGACGCCGTGAACTGGTGCCCGAACTGATTCGCCTTCGGCGCGATGTACTCCCCATTGCTGGCCGTGGCGGTCGGCGTGTCCTCGCGCACCACCAGGACCGCCACCCCGGTATCGCCGGAGCCCGCCGCCGCGTCCTCGGCCTTCCCCAAGTGCGCCGCCGAGGTGCCCGGCGTCACGCTGGTGCCGATGGTGGCCACGTTGCCGGTGGAGTCGCTGGCCAGGGTGACTCGCTGCGTGCCCGCCGACGCGGCGCCGTTGTTCACGGCGGTCGCCGTCCCGGCCACCTGGGCGAGATTGAACGGCTCGTTGTCGGGGAAGCTGAGCACGTCCACGTCCCCGATGTTGTTGGTCCCCGCCGGGAGCGCCGGCAGGGAGAGCACGTCCACCTGCAGCTCGCCCGCGGCGTCCACCTTGACGCTGCGGAGCGTCGTCGAGTCGGCGCCGCCGATCAGGACCGCGTGGTTCGGGATGGTGCTGCCCGGCACCCGCTCGGCGCCCCAGAGCGGCACCGAGGGGGCCGGCGTGGCCTGGAGGGCCACCGTCGCGGTCCCACTGGTGTAGGCATCGGCGCGCACCCGAATGTTGGTCACGCCGGCCAGGGCCATGAACAGGAACTGCCCGTTCGCGGCGAGCGACTGCGTGGCCGCCTCGCCGCCGAGGCTCCAGACGTCCATCGCCGTCCAGGTCGTCCCACTGTCCAGCGACACCTCCGGGATTAGCGTCGCCACCCAGGTCCCGGTGAGCGCGAAGCCGGCCCCGGGCGCGCCGTTGAGGGCCAGGCTCACGCTGTCCTCGTCGGCGGTGATCGTGTCGGAGACGCTGTTGAACGGCCCGATCGTATGGAGCCGGCCCCGGGCGTCCACCGAGAGCACCGTGCGGTCGTTGTTCGCGTCCACCAGGCTCGCCGGGGTGTCCTGCCGGACGACGCCCGCCATGGTGACCTGCTCGCCGGCCCCGGTCGCGGTGTCCTCCGCGTACTGCGTCCCCCCGCCGCACCCGGCGCTGCACTCCACCTGGAGGGAGCCGCCCCCGGTCGCGGTCACCTGGGCGGTGTCCGTGCCGTCCGTGAGGCGCACCCGCCCGATCTCGTTCGCGCCGGCCGGCAGGGCCGGGAGGGTCAGGACGTCCACCTGGAGCTCGCCGCTCGTGTCCGTGGCGACGTCCTGGGTGTTGCCGCCGCCGTCCTTGCCGCCGATGCGGACGGGGTTGCCGGAGACGGCCGCGCCGTCCGCCGCGGGACCCGCCACGCTCCAGGGGGGCGAGCCCTGGGTGGCGGTCACCGTCCCGCTCACCGGCTGGGTGACCCCCGAGCCATCGACGTGGAGCCGGCCGGTGGAGACATTGGCCTGCGTGGTGTCCCCGGTCCCGTCGCGGACGATCCCATCGAAGAACGTCCCCGAGCCGGCATTGGCCGTCACCGTGCCGGTGACGGTCACGGTGTTCCCGACGGCGGTATGCAGCCGGCCGGCGCTGTCCACGATCAGCTCGGTGCGGTCGCCATCGGTATCGACCAGGCTCGACGCCGTGTCGCGGCGGACCACCCCGGCCATCGTCACCTTCTCGGCGGCCGTGGCCGCGGTGTCCTCGTCGTACTGGGTCCCGCCGCCGACCGCCACCTCGGCGCCGCTGGCGTCTCGGAGGTTGACGTGGAGGGCCCGGAACTCGGTGATCCTCGCCGCCGCGGCATCCCCCTCCGTGACGGTGGCCGGGCTCGTGTCGTCGCGGTAGCCGCCGATGGGGGTCAAGCTGGTCGTGTCCGGGGTGAAGACGGCGCCGTCCGCGATCGAGGTCCCCCCGGAGCCGCCACAGCCGGAGGTGCATTCCACCTGGAGCGAGCCCCCCGCGGTGGTGGTCACCTGGGCGGTATCGGTGCCGTCCATGACGCGCACGCGGCCGATCTCGTTCGACCCGGCGGGCAGGGCGGGGAGATCCACGTGCAGCCGGCCGCCCGAGACGTTCGCCTGGGTGGTGTCGCCGGTGCCGTCCTTCACCACGCCGTCGAAGAACGTCCCGGACCCCGCGTTCGCCGTGACGGTGCCGCTCACCGGCTGGGTCACGCCGGACCCGTCCACCTGGAGCCGGCCGCTCGCCACGTTCGCTTGCGTGGTGTCCCCGGTGCCGTCCTTGATGATCCCGTCGAAGGTGGTCCCCGACACCGTAAAGGTCCCGCTGCCGGCGTTGCAGGTCAGGGTGCCGGAGACGGGCTGGGTCACGCCGGAGCCGTCCACGTGGAGGCGGCCGCCGCTCACGTTCGCCTGCGTCGTGTCGCCGGTCCCATCTTTGACCACGCCGTCGAAGGTCGTCCCGTCCACCGTCAGGGCGCCCGACCCGTCACCGACGACGAAGGTGCCGCTGCCGGCGTTGCAGGTGAGGGTGTTGCTCCCCTTGAGATTCACGTCGAGGGCGCGGGTGTTGCCGTCCACGTCCTCCGCGGTCAGCGGGCCCGGCGGGTCGGAGCTGCCCTTCTGGCCGGACCAGATTTGCATCTGCGCCGTCGCCGGCCCGGCCAGGCCGAGCAGGAGCGCGCCCACGAGCGCCCATCGCCGCATCACGCTGTGCCTCCCCAGCCCACCACCTGGCTTGCGTTCGCCGCGATCACGAAGAGCTTCACCGCGTCGTCGATGGCCACCACCACGTCCCGGCCTGGATAGAGCGGACACCCGGTGCTCGTGGTCACGCCGCTCGGGCCCCAGAACACCGGATGGGCGTTCGTCGGGAACGCGACGAGCAGCAGGCCGCCGGCTCGGAGTGGCGTCGCGCTGCCGACCAGGGCCTCGGCCGTCACAGTCGGCACCGTCTTCTGCCCGGCCTTGACCGTCTCGCCGGGCTCCAACTGGACCCGCTCGGCGGTGACGGGCAGCCCGGACTCCGTGCCGACCTGCTTGGCGCCGAGCTTGTGGGTCGCGGTCCCGGTGAAGGCATAGGCGAGATTGCTGTCGGCCATCTCACAGCGCTCCCCGGTCGTAGTGGAGCCGCGCCAGCACCCGGGCCGTGAACGTCGCCATCCCGGCCGGCACCAGGTCGTCCTGCTCGGCCTCGTCCACCGCCGGGCCTTCCCCGAGCCGGGTCACGATCGCCCCGCGCTGGCCGTGGACGAGGAGGTCGGCATCGAGGCGGGCCTGGAGGCCGTTCCCCAGGAGCGCATTCTCCACGAGCTGGTAGAACGCCTCCCGGGCCTCCAGGAGCCCGTCCGCCCCCAGCGGCCCCGGCGGAAAGACGGCGCCATGGACCAGGATCGGCAGATCGACCGCCACCTCGGCGCCGAAGGTCGCCTCCGCGTCGCCGCCGCTGCCGGCCACCACGCACGCGCAGGGAAACGCCTCGCTGGGGAGCTTGCTCCAGAGCCGGCGGCCGAGCAGCACCTGGCCGATGCCGGGAAGGGTCTGGAGCTCGGCCACCACCAGCCGGAGCGCCCGGAGCCGGTGCGAGTCCACCTAGAGCCCCGCCGCCCTCAGCGCCCGCACCACGCCGTTCCGGAAGGTGCGGAACGCCTGGCGCATGGCCGTCCGCATCCGAATGCGACGGCGAATCCGCACGGGCCGGGCGAGGGGCTGCCGCTGCCAGCTCTGCGCCCGCGTCCCCCCGTACTCGTGGACCACGGCCGCCACGGTGTCGGCGGACAGGATGGCCTTCTGGATGGCCCCGAAGGACTCCCGCCGGGCCCGCAGGCCGGCTCGCGTCTGCCCCGTCCGGTCCTGGAACCGAATGCTGGCCCGGGCCCGCTGGAGCGCGTCCCCGGGCACCCGCTCGAACGCCTGGCGCCAGTCGGGACCCAGCCGGGCGAGCCGGGCCGGGTGGAGCCGGAGCCCCTTGCGCGTGACCGTGAGGGTAATCACGTCAGAAGGCGAACCGCCGGTGCGGCCACAAGCGCGCCACCGCCAGCCCGTAGAGCCGGTTGCTCTCGTACGTCGTGGCCTGCCCATTCAGCGACACCGACACCTCCTCCAGCCGCCGCCGGTCCCGGCGGACGAAGGTGTCGAGGGCCAGGAGGATGGCCGCCTCTTTCAGCTCGGCCGGCGCGTTCGCGCGGGTGTGCCCCGCCGTGTAGGACACCTTGATCCCGAGCGGACCGCTCCACCACCCGCCCGCGCGCTCCAGATACCGCCGAGCCTGTGGATCGTTCGGGTTGGGGTCCCCGCGCAGCCGCACCTGGAAGTCGTCCGGGTCGCCATCCGCCTCGGAGAGCCACACGGTTTGCGCCGTCCCGTCCACCGTCAGGCTGGCGACCGCCGTGATCGGCCACTCCAGCGCCCACAGCCGGCACCCGTCCACCGGGTCCAGCCGGACGTTCGTGTAGCCCGTCGAGAGCAGCCGCCGGCCGGTCTCCCGCTCCAGCCGGTCGGCTGCCTCATTGAGCGCCGCTACGAGGTTTAGGTCCTCCGTGGACTGGAGCCCGAACGCCTGCGCCAGGTCCTCGACCGTGACGAGGCTGTGCTCCGCGAGGGGCACGGCCCCGTTACGGCGAGCCCTCGGCCGGGCTCAGATGCCGCTCCCCCGCCACGTTAGTCCCGTGCGCCGCGGTCGGCTTGGCCCGGCCCCGGTACTGGATGTACGTCGCGCCGCCCACCGTCGCGTTCTGGGTCGCGCGCGACACCACCACCCGGACGTAGCGTTCCGCCGGGCGCCGGAGGTCGAGATAAAAACTCTTGTCATCGGAGTCGTCGGCCACCGTCTGCCCAGTCCCTGCGAGGTCCGCGCAGTCGGAGCAGTCCGACGCCGCCCCCTGTTGGGCCTTGATCGAGGTCACGGCCCCCGTCACGATGGCGCCGAAGGGCACCACCACCAACACCCCGTCCCACCCCGCCATGTCCAGGGTGGCCCCGTTGATCCCCGTCGCCCCGGCCGCCCCGGCGGTCGGGGTGATGGCGATGGTCAGCTTGGTCTCATCGGCCAGGTAGGCCACCTGGCCCTGGGCCACCGACCCGAGGAGGGTCAACCCCACGAGCAGGCCCGCGAACAACCCCCGCTGGATGTACATGGTCCTCAGCCCTCCGTCGGTGTCAGGGTCGCGTCGGCCCGGATCGGCAGCCCGGCGGCCTCGACGGCCTCGCGGAGCGCGTCCACCGCGGCCTGAATGTCTGCGCCGTGCGCGTCCGGTACGTTCCCGTGCGCGGTGATGCGGAGAAACACCTGCATGACGCCCCCCTACCGCGGGCGGGCCGGGGCCAGGGTCGCGGCCTCCAGGCGCCGCCCCCCGGCCCGGTCCTCGACCGCCTCGGCCATCCCGTTGTTCAGGAACTGCTCCGCGACCTCCGGCCGGAGGTCGATCACATCCCCCGGCTGGAGGTCCCGGACGTGGACGAAGGACTCGACGTACTGCCGCATCCGCACCTTCACGGCGGGCCCTCAGCTCGCCGCGTTGACGAAGACCTTGACCGGCCCCGTCCCCGCGTTCAGCAAGTCGCCGTCCATGCGCGCGAAGGCGAGGAAGGCGACCTGGTGGAAATCGGCGTACCGCTCGTCCAGCCGCAGGAGGGTGATGCCGAGCACGTCGCGGATGAGGTACTTGCTGAGATCGCCGAAGAGCACGCTCTTGGCACTCAGCGCCATCGCGGCCACGTCCTGGTTGACGACGATGGGGTAGCCCATCAGCGTGTCGGGCGCCCCGCCTGCGATGCCGGGGGCCCACAGCGGCCGGCCCGTGCTGTCCAGGATCAGCTTGGTCTTCTTGACGCTGGAGTCGGCCATCATGAAGGCCGCGTTCGCCCGGTAGGCCGGGTCCACGCTGTGCTCCAGCTCCACGATCGACGTGTACTTCCAGGTAGTGACCTGGCCGTCACCGTTCGGCGCGGTGAAACCCGTCGGGGCCGCCGTCACGATGCCGTTCGGCTGGCCCGAACCGGTGCCCGTGGTGAAGTGGGTATTGGTGATCCGCCCGATGCGGGTCCCGAGGGCCTCCCCCAGGTACGCCCCGATGTTGATGGCGTTGTCCTGGAGCAGCTCGGCCGACACCAGCACCTGCTTGCTGGAGTACTTGTAGGCGTCAAGCACAAGCTGGGCGAAGGCCACATCCTGGTTGGAGACCTGGGTGTTCTCGGCCAGGAGCGCGCCGACGTTCCCGGTGTCGTTCACGGTCGGAATGGGCAGGGCCGCCCCGGTCGAGGTCCGCAGGATGGTGCAGCGCTGGCGCATCCCCCCGAAGGCCAGGAGGGCCACCTCCAGGGCCCGCATCAGCTCGTCCGGCACCGCGAAGGCCCCGGCCGCGCCGGTCCCGAGCCCCTGCGCGCGGTACTCCCAGCCGCGCCGGTCCGCCTCCAGGAGCGAGCGCATCGGCTGCGTGGAGAGCTGCACCTCCAGCGTCTTGCTCGCCGGCTCGATCCCCAGCCGGTCCAGCAGGCTCCGGTCCTCGCTCGTGTAGTTGTACCCGCTCGTCGCCGCCCCCAGCAGCCAGAGGCGCAGGCCGCGCGCGGCCTCCTCCTGCCCCCGCCGGGCGTAGCGGATGGCCGCGGGCCCGGAGCGCGGCTCGGGCTCGGCCGCGGGCGCCGTCTTCCGGGGCTCGACCTCCGCCAGGCGGGCCTCGATCGCGTCCTGCTTGATCCGCATCTCGATGTTCTTGCCCAGTGCCTCGATCGCCTGGTCACGGGCCTGCCACTCCTGCTCTTCCTCGGCAGACATGAGCTCGCGGCCGTCCTTCTGGACCTTGGCGAGCAGCGCGATGTTCTCCTCGTGCAGCCGCTTTCGCTTCTCGACCAGCTCCTTGACCATCCCTGGGATCCCCCGCTTCCGCCGGAGGGCGCCCATTCATGCGCAACGGGCGCGGCCCACCCGGCGAAGCCATCCGGTCGGTTGGCTTCACCCGATGAGCGGCGCCCGCCACGGGAGCCGATCACCCTATCGCGCCCCGTCCGCCCCGACCAGCTGGGGCGTGGAGCGGTGCTACCTGGCGCCTAGCCTAGCGAGGTCGTCCGCGGAGTCAAGCTTTCGATCACCAGCGCGCCGCGCGCGCGGCGGCGGCGGCGCGGAGCTGGGCAATGGTCGGGCGGGCGCTCTGCCGCGCCAGCGCCCGCTGGGCCACCTCGACGTCGGTGGCCGGGTAGGCCGGCAGGCTCACCACGCTGACCTCCTGCACCCGCATGTCCGTCACGTAGCGGACCATCTGCCCGGCCTCCCGCCGCCAGTCCTCCCCGTCCGGGAGGGTGCGGAAGGCGAAGCTCATCCCGGACACGTCCCCCCGCTGGAGGGATTCCAGGAGGTCGTCGGCATCGGTCCGCTTGGGCGGGTCGATCTCCACGTGGAGCCCGTGCCCGTCGGTGGCCACGCGCAGGGTGCCAGCCGACAGCCGGCCGAGTACCTTGGTCGGGTCGTGGTCGATGAAGGCCCGGAGGTCGATCTGCTCCTCCAGCGTCCGCCGGATGGCCTCCGGGCGGATCACCTCCACGAAGCCCCCCAGATCCACGCTGCGCGTGTTGAACACGACGGCGGTGCCCCGGATCACGCGCCGGGCCCGCGCCCCAGCCACCTCGGCCCGCTGGGCCGTCCAGCGCCCCCGGCGAATCTCCATGTCAGGCCGCACGCAGCACCTCCTCCTGAATCCGGTCGGCATAGACTGCCGGGCGCTCGGCTTCCCAGCGCGCGGTGAGCGCGGCCACGGCGGCCGGCAGCGCCTCGGGCGGCCCGGCGAGCGCTGCCTCCAGCGCCGCCCGCGACTCGGCCGTGGCCGTGGCGACCAGGGCATCGAGGGTGGCGTCGGTGTCCGCCTCCCGGCCCGCCAGAGCCAGGTGGAGCGCCAGGACGGGCCACAGCCGGCTCCGGGCCCGCGCGGCCTGGCGGGGGTAGAAGCCCGCCATCCAGGCCCGGAGCTTGTCGGGGGACTCGGCCGCCCGCCGCGCCCGCTCCCCCTCCGTCCGCACGAAGAGCCGGAGCTGGTCTTCCAGGAGCGCCCGCAGCCGGGGGGCCAGGGCGGCCACCTGCGCCCGGTGGGCGGTCGTCTCGGCCAGGAGGGGCGCCAGGTCCGACGGCCGGGCCGCCAGGGCCGTCAGCCGCTCGGCCACGCCGTCCAGCGTCGCCCGCAGCTCGTGCGCCGTCGCGGCGGTCGCGGTGCTCAGGCTCGCCAGCTCGCTGGCCACCGCCGCCACCGTGGCACGCAGGCCGTCGTCCTGGAGGGCGGCCGGCAACTCGGCCAAGCGCCGCTCCACGTCGGCCAGGACCGGCGCCACCACCAGGCGGACGGCCGCACGGGCGGCCTCGGCCTGGTCCTCGGCGGGCGGCGGGGCCGGCGCGGGGGCCGGCGGCGGCCGGACCTGGGCGTCCACCACGTCGTTCAGCCGGTCGGCGGGGACCATGTTGGTCGGCACCAAGTACACGTCCCCGCCCGGAATGGGGTTGAGGTTCTCCTTCTCGCGGATATCGTTGATCGAGAAGAAGCCCCACTGCGAGGCGATGGCGTAGGCCTGAAACCGCGTGAGCGTGTCCGCCCGCAACACCGCATCGTCGAGAAACTGCGCGAACTGCTGGCCCCGCTCCAGCGGCCGGATCAGGGACCGCGCGATCTCCTGCTCCCACAGCACCAGCCAGGGCCGGAGCGTGGTCCGCGCAAAGTCCAGCGCCTCCTGTTCGGTGTTCGAGTACGTCGAGCGCGAGAGGTCGCGGAGCTTGGTCGGGCTGATGTTGAAGATGCGGCAGACCTCCAGCACCTGAAACTGCCGCGTCTCCAGGAACTGCGACTCCTCCGGGGGCGTGCCGACGGCGTGGTATTTCATCCCCTCTTCGAGGATGGCGACCTTGTTCGCCTTGGCCACCCCGCGATGAATCCCGTCCAGGGCGTCGCGCAGGGATTTCTTGACCGTCTCGGACAACCGGCCCGGGTGCTCCAGGATGCCGCCGAACCGGGTGCCGTTCCCGAAGAACGCAGCGCCGAACTGCTCCGTGGCCATCGTCAGCCCCAGCGCCTCACGGAACAGCCGGATGGGCGCGTAGCCCTTCATCGCGTCCCCGAGGCCCGGGAGGTGGAAGATGCGCTCGTCGGGCAGCGTCACCCGCGTCCCGTCGTCCTGGACGAAGTCCCACACCCGCCGAGCGCCGTCCATGCGTGGGCTCAGGAGCGGGGGGAAGATGCGGTGGAGCTCGGCCACATCCCCCTTGGCGTTGCGGAGGATCTCCGCGTAGCCGTTCCCGTGGATCAGCGCGTCCTGCTGGAGCGTCTGCCGGAACACCATCGCGGTGCAGGTCGGGTTGGCGAGGTCGTGGAGAACCGGGTAGAGCGGATGGCCCGTGTAGCGTTCCTTCCCCCCAGTCGGCAGGCGCCGGTAGAGGTGCAGGGGGAGCGCGGCCACGCCGTCCGCGATCACCTTGACGGCGGCCCAGACGGCCGCGATCTGGAGGGCGGTCTGTTCGGTCACGGCCACGCCGGAGAGCCCGGGGCCGGCGCCGAAGAGCGACACCAGGGCCTTGTCGCCGGAGCCGAACGGGCCCAGCCAGTGACTCCGGAGCGTCGCCCACGTTCTACCCCACCGAGACAAGCGTTACCTCCGACCACGTGCCCGCCGGGTGCACCATCGCCCGGCCGAGGGCCATCAGCAGCGCCACGACCCCGTCGATCCGGTCCGTGCTCTTGGCCTTCGAGGGCTTCCGATTGCCGGCCGGGTCCTGCTCGACCGCGACGTTCGCCACCATCCAGCGCAGCACCGGGTTGCCGTCGTGGCGCAGGGTGCGCGCGACGATGCGCTTCTCCAGCTCCCGGCAGGCCGCCTGCATCCCCTGGAAACCCTGGCCGAATCCCACGCACGTCAACCCGTCGCCCTGCAGCTGTGTGATCAACTGCGTCGCGTTCCAGCGGTCGAACGCCAGCTCGCGGACCTGGTGCGCCTCGGCCCACTGGCCCGCCGCCGCGCGCACATGGTCGTAGTCCACCACGTCCCCGGGCGTGGCCGTGATCCAGCCCTGCTGCGCCCACAGGTCGTAGGGCACCCGGTCCCGCTGGGCGCGCCGGCGGATGCCCGACTCGGGGCAGAAGAATTGCGCGCGCACCTCCAGGCCGTCCCCCGTGTCGTCGGGCGCGGCCAGAACCAGGGCGGTCAAATCCGTCGTGCTGCTCAGGTCGAGCCCGAGGAACACCGGGCGCCCCGTCAGGTCTGCCCGGTCGGTCCGGCAGGCGTCCCAGGCCGCCACGTCCAGCCAGC